AAGGGGCGGCAGAAACGCAACCAGCGACCGGCAGCGGCGAAATGATGGGCTTGTCGACGCTCCAATTTAATCGCAACCGCAAAGCCATTGCCAAGACCCTCGACGAGCTTTCCAGCGGGGCTATTAGCGAAGCGGCGGCAAGGGTGTTCCTATCGTCGGTCGGCATGAGCGAATCGAGCGTACAGGCCCTAATCGACGACGCAAAAGACGGATCGGTTGACACGCTACCGGCTGAGGTGCAAGCATGAACAAGCAAGACCGAGAGCGATTCAAGAAAAGAGGTCTTGAGGCAAGACGCAAGGAACTAGATGCAAGGCGATCCAAGCCCACCGAGGGCGGTTCGATCGTTCGCCAATTCGGGGCCGTCAAAGATGGCCGAGCGGTGATTGCGACCGAAACGCCGATTGACATCTACGATCAGGATCGCGGATGGATCAAGCAAGTATTGTTGATGGATGGCGTCCGATTCCGCAACGACAAAAAGCAGCTACCGATCGTCGATTCGCACAACGATAAGACGGTACGCAACGTCTTTGGCTCTATTCGCAACATCGTTATCGAGGGCGATGAGCTTCTAGGCTTGCCTGACTTTGCAAGCGATGCGGATTCGCAGATTGTCGCGACAAGATACACCGAAGGCCACTTGAATGACTTCTCGATTGATGCACAGATCCTAGAGCGTCAATTCGTTCGAGAGGGCCAAACGTACACCACCCGACAAGGCAAGGTGATTGAGGGTCCAGCGGAAATTGTAACCGCATGGGAACCCCATAACGCTTCGATTTGTGCAACGGGCGCAGATCCGAATTCTACTGTTAGACGGTCTTACGACCAGGAAAGGGTTGAGAGAATGGACGAAAGCCTAATGGCAACGTTGAAGGGTCTCGGGTTGCCTGAGGGCATGACCGACCTTGAACAGATTGTGATTTTCCTCGCAGGAAAAGCAGCGGGCCAAGCCGGTTCTGACGCGGCTCCGATGGGGCAAGTCGAATCGATGGCAGGCATGGACAAAGAACCCGAAGAAACTATGCGGGCCGAACATGTCGAGCCAACCGAAGACACCGAAAAGAAAGTCGAAGCCGAAGTTGCAAGGCAACTTAAGGCAGCCGACGACCGACGCAAAACTATCGTTGCCCATTGTACGCTTGCAAAGCTTGAGCGTAGCTTTGCAGACGCTTTGGTTGACGATCCATCCGTGACAGTTGAAATCGCTCAAGAAAGGATCATCCGAAAGATGGCTTCTCAACCACTAGGCGGGGCCGTCGAGGGCTCGCACATCGGCTTCGGTGAATCGGAGCAAGACAAGTTTGAAAACGCGGCAAAGGCTGGGTTTACTCAGCGATGCTTCCAAGGCACGGTAAAGCGAACAGCGGCACCGAAGGCAGAAGGGGCTAGCCACTTCGCTAACCTCGGCGTCTATCGGCTTGCCGAAGCTTGCGTGCGTCGAATGGGTGTTGACCCTGAGAAGCACACCAAGAAAGACATCGCACGAATGGCGATGGGACACGCGCCGACCCTTAACACGGTCAAACGCGGTTTGGCCGATGCGTACCATACGACCGGAAGTTTTCAAAACATCCTGTTTGATGGGCTCAACAACACGTTGAGGGCGGCTTACGAAGAGGCCCCTTACACTTGGTCCTCTTGGGTCCGGCAGCGTCAGAGCGTCGAGGACTTCAAGGATATTCACGCTACCCAATTGAGCGAATTCCAAAACTTGGAAGTCGTCCCCGAGGGCAAGCTGTACCCTGAGAAGAAACTCAGCGATCGACGCAAGACGTACAACATCGACAAGTTCGGTGCGAACTTCTCAGTGACCTGGGAAACGATCATCAACGACAACCTCGACGCATTGTCGCGCATGCCCTCGATGCAGGGCGTTGCGGCTCGACGTACTCAAGAGCAACTTGTTTACGACACGTTCCTCTCGAACCCAATGATGCCCGATGGCGTTGTCTTGTTCTCCGCTTCTCACGCAAGCGGTCGAAACATTACCGCCACCACGGCAGCGGCTCCGAGCGAAACGACGCTTGACGAAGCCTTTGAACTGATGGCTAAGCAAAAGGGCCTTAACGGCTCGGTGCTTAACCTAGTCCCTTCGGTCTTGCTCGTACCTCAGCGGTACGCATCAACGGCTCTACGGATCACCAATAGCCTTTCGTTCGCACAGACCAACGGCAACGAGGGGATTTCTAGTCTTTACGGTGTCAATGGGGTTCGACCGTTGCAAGTTGTCGCTACGGCGTTGCTTGACAACAACAACGCGACGAACTGGTATCTGATCGCGTCGAATTCGGTAGTTGACACCGCCGAAATCGTCTTCTTGCAAGGCGAAGAATCGCCAGTGCTTGAAAACGAATGGACGATGCTAAGCGACAAGTACGATTTCAAGATCCGGCAGTCGATGGGTTGTGCGATGATCGATCACGTAGGGTTCTACTCGAACCGCTAAGCGATCGAATGATTTATAGCCCCTGAGCGATCGCTTAGGGGCTTTTTGGGACGGCAACAAAATTTACAAAACAGGAACATAAGAACATGGCAGGCATGAAAGATTTCAAACCGTACTTCGATGACTTCATCGGACCAGCGGTATCCTTTCCGACTTCGGCAAACATCGCTTCTCCTTGGGTCTATACGATCACTGGGGCGGCTCCTCCGACAGCACAGCGGAACAATGATCGAAAGGTCTTGACCCTTACAAGTGCGAGTCAAATTCAGATCCTCGGCGGCGGCCACGGCGATGCTCTGGCGTTCGATGTCGACGATGTTCAGCGGGTTGTTATGCGGGCTCGAATCGGGGCATCGACCTTTACGAGCGGATCCATCCTGGTGTTCGGGCTTGGCTCGGCTCGAAACGATACCGCCGACGACGTAGCGGCTAACGCTTGGTTCCGCATGGAAGGGGCCAACAGCACGACGCTTGTTTATGTCGAGACCGATGACGCGGTTCGAGACAATAACGACGTTTCGACGGGCGTTACCCTTGGCACGACCTACAAGGAATTCGTGATCGACTTCACCGGCGGTAAGCAGGACGTCAAGTTCTACATCGACGGCCAGCGAGTCGCAGCCTCGACGACCTTCGATATGTCGGGCTACACGGCAGGGCTACAGCCGATTGTCCAACTCCAAAAAGCGGCGAACACGAATGCCGATGTTTTTGAGATGGACTACATCGAGATCGATGGCAAGCGGGTCTAGTCCGTGACCCTGCACGATACCATCATCGAGGATGCCAAGAAGGTATTCGCCAACCCGCAAGACTTCGCCGAATCGGTCGTTTACTACAAAAGAAACGGTCGGTCGAGGAAGATCAACGCGGTGGTTATTCGCGAGGCCCTTGGCATCCTGCCCGAAGATGGTGACGTTGTTTATCCGATGTTTGAAATTCACGTTGCTAACGACCCCTCCGAGGGCATCGCAAGCGACGAACTAAACTTGGGCGGCGATCAATTGGAGTTTGCCGATCGAGTCGGCCAGCCACCAAAGCGGCATTCGATCCTAAAACTACTTAGTCACGATGAAGGGATGCTTGTCCTAGAATGCCGTTAGCAGTTGTCGAAGAAATCGCAGTTGTCTTGAAATCGCGTCTCGATGCGATGATTGACGATGCTACGTACTCAACGGCAGTTAGCGAAGTACAGCGACCGAATCGATTCGCCAATTTTACGCCGGTTCACAATCAGATTGTCCTAACCCAAGGGCCAGCCGAGCGAGTCCCTGACTTGGACCGACCGGGCAATCCTCCTGCCAACGCGATGCGGCAGACGTTCAATATCCACTGCCATATCATGCAGGATGAACGCGGGACAGAAACCATCGACGAGCTACTAAACGCTTTTCATGCCGACGTTATCAAGGCCGTTTGCAATGGCTCTAGCACTTGGCACACGTTCGGCGGCAATGCGATCGATGCAACTTGGGGCTCCATTCAATTCATCGCGGCAGACGGCGGGATTGATGGCTTGACGATCCCGCTACAGATCACTTACCGATACTCCGAGGACGATCCAACGGAGCTACGGAACTAATGATTAACGTCACGGTCGATCAGAAATCGTTGCGACAGATGCGAGCCAATCTAGGGGCCTTCGGTGAGCATTTGCCGAGGCATCTAGCGACGGCCGTAAACAGGGCGGCTAGGTCCGTTCGAGTCGAATGCGCTCAAGCCTTGGGGCCTTTGGTAAACCTCAAGCTAAGCAGCGAAAATAAAGGCATTGTCAAGCAATTCAGCAAGGCCAAGACGCTAAAGAAAACCATTAAGCAGAAGAACAAAGCGACCCCAGGAAACG